GACGATGCAATACATGCAGATATTGTAGTTACAAGTGATAAATGCCTTGCAACATCAGTTGTGATGGCAAGTTCAAGTTTAGCAGTTGGTATTAATATACATACTATTGCGGCTGGATCATTTAAAGTATCAATAACTAATTTAACTGGCGCACAAATGGACGATGATTCAACGCTTGTTGTGAACTATAGGATAATATAATGAATAGGGAGAATATATAATGTTAGGGCAACAGTTCTACCATGAAACAGTACGCAACATAGTTGTGGGTTTCGGAACAATTTTTAATAATATTCAGTTAGTTCGTAAGGATAATGCTGGGGCAGTTCAACAAACTATGAAGGTTCCTTTGGCATATGGTCCAAGGCAGAAGTTTCTTGTTCGACTGAATGATGATGCCGATCTCAGTAAAGCTGCAGCTGTTACTTTGCCTCGTATCGGTTTTGAGATTACAGGACTTTCCTATGATCCTGCACGAAAACTAAATCGTGTTCAGAAGTTCAAGAAGGTTGAGACTGGAAATTTAAAACAGTTGGATACGCAATATATGCCTGTTCCTTATAATGTTAATTTTCAACTTTATATTCTTGCAAAACAATCAGATGATGCTCTACAAATTGTTGAACAGATTCTACCATACTTTCAACCAGATTACACGATCACGATGAATGATAATGCTGATATGGGTGTTAAAAAAGATATACCTGTTATTCTAAACAGTATTACTTATGAAGATGATTATCAGGGGGACTTCACCACAAGACGAGCAATCATCTATACTATGGATTTCACTTGTAAATTCTATCTGTATGGTCCTGTTACTTCTAGTAAGGTTATCAAGACGGTACAGGTTGATGCATATACTGATATGCCTGATAAATCACCCACACGACAACAGAGACTTACTGTTACACCAAACCCAGCTGATGCTGATGCTGATGATGATTTTGGTTTCAATGAGGTTCACTCATTCTTTGAAGATGCGAAGGATTATAATGCAGTGACTGGAACAGATGAGTAATTCTATAGATAAGGCCCTTGGTGTGGTGGAAAAAATACCAACACCAGTTTCATATTATGACACTTTACCGGAACCTAAACCAATTGTGACGGTGGGAGAAGATATTGACGATGATTACAAGTTCCAACGGGATAATTTTTATCGAATGGTTGAGCAAGGTTCAACTGCGATTGAAGGAATACTGGAACTTGCAAGAGAAGGAGAGCATCCAAGAGCATATGAGGTTGCTGGAAATCTTATCAAACAAGTCGCAGAGGTTACCGAAAAACTGGGTGACTTACAAGAAAAAATGAGAAAACTAAAAGAGGTTCCAAATAACGCACCAAAGAATGTAACCAATGCATTGTTTGTTGGCAGTACTGCTGAATTGCAAAAAATGTTAAAGGAAAAATAATGTACGAATATCCATGTAAAATTGTTAGAGTAGTAGACGGTGACACAGCTGACGTAGATATCGATCTGGGTTTTGGTGTATGGATGAAGAAACAACGAGTTCGTTTCTATGGAGTGGATACACCTGAGTCAAGAACTAGCGATAAAGAAGAAAAAATCTACGGATTGGCTGCAAAACATTTTGTTGAAAATTTCTTACCAAAAGGTTCTACACAGACTCTACGCACAAGGAAAGACGGCGTAGGTAAGTATGGCCGTATTCTTGGTGAGTTTCTTGTTGAGTCTGAGTGGGAAGGGACAACAATAAAAACAACAGTTAATGAAGAACTTATCAAAACTCACAATGCAGTAAAATACTTCGGTCAATCTAAAGACGATATTGAAGAGGAACATATAAAGAATAGGTCATTGGTAAAACTCGATGGCTGATGTAACCTACCTCGGAAATCCAAATCTCAAGAAGGCAAATGTTCAGCAGAACTGGACAAAGAAAGAACTTGTTGAGTACCAAAAATGTATGGAGAGTCCACAATATTTCATAGAAAACTATGTCAAGATTGTGTCTCTTGATGAGGGGCTTGTACCATTTAAAATGTACGACTTTCAAAAGGAGATGGTAGGAACATTCCACAGCAATCGTTTTACAATCTGTAAACTACCAAGACAGTCAGGTAAGTCTACAGTTATGATATCGTATTTGTTACATTACGCACTTTTCAACCCCACTGTTAATATTGCAATTCTTGCGAATAAGGCTGCGACTGCGCGTGATTTACTATCACGGCTGCAGCTGGCGTATGAACATTTACCCAAATGGTTGCAACAGGGAGTGATGAGTTGGAACAAAGGTTCTTTGGAGTTAGAAAATGGTTCAAAAATATTGGCAAGTTCTACTAGTGCGTCTGCTGTTCGTGGTGGGTCTTACAACATTATTTTCCTTGATGAGTTTGCATATGTCCCAAGTAATGTTGCAGAACAATTTTTCAGTTCAGTCTACCCTACAATAAGTTCGGGTAAAACTACGAAGGTAATGATCGTTTCCACCCCGCATGGTATGAACATGTTCTATAAACTATGGGTGGATGCAGAGGAAGGTCGTAACACCTACATTCCTATCGATGTTCATTGGAGTGAAGTGCCGGGCCGTGATGACAAGTGGAAAGAAGAAACAATCAAGAACACTTCTCAGGCTCAGTTTAACACAGAGTTTGAATGCGAGTTCCTTGGTTCTATTGATACACTGATTGCACCCCATAAACTTAAACAGTTAACATATCGATCACCGAAACAGTCTAGTGGAGGTCTTGATGTTCATATTCCGCCACAACCTGATCACACATACCTTCTCACTGCTGATGTTTCACGGGGAACATCAAACGATTACTCAGCATTTGTGGTTGTGGATGTGAGTGAAATACCGTATCGGGTAGTTGCAAAATATCGTGACAATGAAATCAAACCTCTTATATTCCCATCTAAAATCTATGACACTGCACGAGCATACAATCAAGCATTTGTGTTGATTGAGGTCAATGACATAGGAGAACAGGTTGCTAACGCTATGCAGTTTGACTTGGAGTACGACAACCTTATTATGGCTAGTATGCGTGGCCGTGCGGGACAAGTCCTTGGAGGAGGGTTCAGTGGTGGTAGAGCGCAGTTGGGGGTAAGAACCACAAAGGCAACAAAGAAGATTGGTTGTTCAAATCTAAAACAACTGGTTGAGGATAATAAACTTATTATTGAGGATTACGAATGTATTAATGAGTTGTCAACCTTTATTGTTAAGGGTTCATCTTTTGAAGCTGATGATGGGTGTAATGATGACCTTGTTGCATGCCTCTTCATTTTTGCATGGGTCACAGACCAACAGTACTTCAAGGAATTGACTAATAGTGATATCCGTAGAACGATGATGTCTGAACAACAAGACGCTTTAGAACAGGATATGGCACCATTTGGTTTCATAGTAAATGGTCTTGAGGATGAGAATATTGGAGAGATGGTAGATGAATACGGAACTCGTTGGGCTCCTATTGTGCGAGACAGTTCTGGAAGTTGGTAATATCCTAAATAAATTCAATTAAATCATTATGTTTTTTGATATAACAATTGGAACATAAAATAACAGATTGGTCGATCAGGTGGAAAACCTCCTTGCGACTAGCATCACTTGTTCCAACTCTCTTGGATACCTTGCGTATCTCTGCATCATGAGGCCAGAATTTGAGACAGACATGTTCTGCCTCACCACAGTGAACACATGATTTTTCTGTGAGAAATTCATTTAGAAGAAATACTCGCTTCTGATAATTTCTTCGTGAAACCTTCTTGATGGTATCTTTGTATTTTTCATAATGATCATTCATAATTCTATTTATATGATATAACACTTATAAAATTGAGTTATGTAAAAGAGGTTTTTTATAAATATCTGTATAACAAATAACTCTCTTTAAGTTAGGAGTAAAGACATGGGATTTTTAGTTTCACCCGGCGTTCACGTTAGGGAAATCGATCTTACAAATGTTGTTCCTTCTGTATCTACGTCTATTGGCGCAATTGCCGGGCCTTTTCAAAAGGGGCCAGTAAGTGCAGTTACCGCCATTAGTTCGGAAGAACAGCTGTTACAGACATTCGGTAAGCCAAATAGTTCAAATTTTGAGTGGTGGTTCACTGCTGCAAACTTCTTGCAGTATGGTGATGCACTCAGGGTGGTTCGCGCAGAATCATCCATTCTAAACGCTGGTGCAAACAGTGGTATCCTCATTCGTGACGATGACCATTATGAAGCTAGTTTCTCAACAGGACAAGGTTCTCACGGTGAGTGGGCTGCTCGTACCGCTGGTACTCATGGTAACTCACTTGGTGTTGATATCTGTCCAAGTCCAGCAGCATTTAGTCAGCAACTAGGAACACTTAACTTAGTAGATGGCGCTGGTGCAATTGGTGATCTGTCTATTACAGTAGATGATCAAAATGCAACATCCGCAACAATTGCGATTGGGGATATTATTAAATTTTATGCTAACAATACTATTACCGCTATTTCAAATGGTGCGATTACTGTTGCTACAAAAAATCTTGTGGTTGATGGTAACTCTGGTACAGCTGCGGTTGGACAACGTGTTGTTGGTGCAGGCATCTCTGATGGTGACGAAGTGGTTAAGATTGTTACAGTTACAGACCAACAGAACCTTATTCTTGACAAAGCAATAACGGTTGCAAATGATGTAGTTCTTTCTTTAATGACAAATGTTGCAGTAGAAAGTGGTAATATAGAATACGAAGTCACATCAGTTTCGGGTCAAGATTTGACTATTCGGGTTCTTGATGATCCTAGTGGTGCCGGACTTCAGACAATTATTCCTGATAACTCATACATTCGCCGTCGTTGGCGTTTCAGTGATCTATTTGACAGTGCCCCCGGTACATCAGATTGGTCAATCGCAAATGCTCGTGGCGAATTAGATGAATTGCATGTTGCAGTTTATGATAAAACTGGTGACATTACAGGTTATGATGTTGATGTTAAGGGACAACGCACATCTTCAGTTATTGAAGTTTGGCCAAGTATGTCTAAGAACTCAGCTGCAAAGACAACTCAGGGTGGTGGTAACTACTACCCAGATGTTATCTTCCGTGGTTCCGGTTTCATTTACTGGACAGATCATATTTCTGGTGGTACTAACTGGGGTACAGATATTGCCACAGGTACGGACTACACAGTGGTGGCCGGTGTTAATAGTGATACTCTGACAGGTGGAACGGATGATTA